AGCGCATCCATAACAGGCAGAAATGCGTTTTATCGAGCCTATTATGGATGCGCTAAGTGACCACGGAATTTCTCAGGAAGAATTTGGCGAGTACTTAATTGCTCGTATGGCACCGAGTAGAAACATCCATCTCAAGAAGATGTACACCGAGATGATGAATGAATTAGATGACGGTGATAAGAAGAACAGTTTAAAAGAAATGCTTGAAAAGCGTGGGGATAATTTAAGCGGAGTTGCTACGGACATTGCAATCCAAGTGGTTAAGAAAATGGAAGCTGAACCGGCATTTCTTAATTTTTTACAGGATAGCAGAGAACCTCTTCAAAAATTCTATGACATGAATCGTGAAGGATTAGATCATAGGGCGGAGTCAGGGCTAATTCAAGGCCCCGGAGCAGCAACGGAAGCTCTAGAAGACGGCACAGCCTCCGGTTCTATCGACGAAGTAAAAGCAATGGTTCAGGCCAGTTCGTTTTTTAATTGGACAAAGGATGGGGGTTCTAAATTCAGCTATAAGTTTGCCGGGAAAGACAGCAATTATTCATACGCACCGATGCAGGGCTTCGAGGGAGGAACTGATACTCTGTATGAAAAAGAAGAAGCTTATGGAGTTGTGGGAAAATCAAGCTCGTCATCCGGTCGTGCATGGGATCAGCCAAAAAATAAATTTCTATTCAAGGGAGCGTTTGGAAGAGAAGAAGATTCTGTCGGGCCGAATCCAGAAACGGTATTTGCTGTTGCTAGACAGCAGTATTTTGAAGGAGGAGTTCGAGGAGCCAAGAATGAAGTGTCTAATTCATTTGGAGCAGCCTTTGAACTGTTCCGAGCAGTAGCATATCACGGAACAGAAATCACCAAGGGTGAACCTCTTGCACCTCTACCGCCCGCTGTTTTAGAACGGATTGAAAAAGACCCAAGCATTATAGAAACCGCCCGCGAAATGTTTGAGGGTAAGGATGCAATCTTTGAGAAAGATTTTAAACAAATCGACATTAAAAAAGACTACGAGATTGTAGAAAAAGATATTCTTGTGGACGGTGAAAAGGTTGAAGGTCTAAGAATGGTCACCCGGGAAATAAGCACCGAGTTTCAAAATGACCCATATGTTTTTGTATACCGTAAAAACGGTGTCCCGTACTATGTACAGTTTAAGAAGGATGCGAATGGTGGCCGGGTTGCTCGTTCCATTAAGAATCTTAGATACGAAGCGCTTCCTACATTTTTAAAAGGTGTTAATAGTGTCACGCGATTTATGGCGAGTATGTTCACCTCAAGAAATCCCGCTTTCATAATACCCAATTTTATTCGAGATCTTGGTACTGCATTTATTCACTTATCCGAGGACGACAAAAAGAAATTTGTTAAAGCTACATTCGGCCGGAAGCGGTTATATGGTTTCTTAGTTGAAACAATGAAGGTTGAAAGAAAAGCGTATAAGGGAGAAATGATACAGCTTGATCCCCAAGGCTTATCAAGAGAAGAGTACGCTAAAAAACTAATCAGCGAAGGAGACTACCAAAGAGTTTATCAATTAGCAAAAGAAGCTGGTGCAAAGGTCGGATATTTCCGAGCTAAGTCAGTTCCCGAGCTTCTTGATGATATGGAGAAGTACGACACCAAGTCCAAAAAGGGTATGCGTGGAGCATGGAATTCTTTTGTTAATTTGCTCGATGTCACAAATACCGGAGTTGAGAATTCAATCCGTATGTCTGCATTCGCATCTGCTGTGGAAGCGGGATATACCGTACATCAGGCAGCGACTATATCCAGGAATGTAACGGTTGATTTCAATCAAAAAGGTGAAATGACCCAGACCATGGGTTCATTATTTGTGTTCTTTGGTGCATCCATGAATTCGATGCATCGAATGATGTCCACATTTAAAAAGCGCAGTCCAGCAGAGCGTAAAAAATTAATTCTCACAATCGCGGGTGCGTCTTTCGGTCTCAGTCTATTCAACCGAATTATGGATGACGACGAGGACGAGCCTATTCCAGATTACGATACAATTTCATCCTATCGCAGGGACACCATGGCAATCATTGGAGATCCAAGAGATAAGAATACCGGATATGTCGGAATACCTCTCCCTCTTGGTTATAACATGTTCTGGGCTTTAGGACAGACAGCTGGGGACTTCGTTGCAAAAACAGTTATGGGACGTGGTGGAGCGGGAGCAGTTGATTTCTTAACTAGAAATTTAAACGCTACTTTAAATGCCTTTAATCCAATTGGTGGTTCAACATTAGCAACCGCAATGATCCCAACCGTGGGAAAACCGGTAGCCGAATTATGGGCAAATCAAAACTTTATGGATATGCCTATCCGCAATGAAGACCGTCCATATGAAGCACCTAAGCCTGCACATATGATGGATCCGAAAAGAACTCAGGAGCATTGGACGGCACTTTCAGAAGGACTTAATAATCTACTTGGCGGTAGTGATGAAGTAAAAGGTTCAGTCGGTGGATTATTTGGAGGCAGCCCATTAAATAGTTTAGAAGGCACCGATATGAAATTTGATATTTCAGGTAGTCAAATGGAGCACTTACTTCTCGGGTATGCTGGTGGTCCGGGGCAGATTGCGAATGCGATGTTTGGCGGTCTATTATTCCCCGCAATGTCTGCTGAAAAGGATTACGGTAAATTTGATCCGAATAAGATGCCTATCGCAAATCGCTTCTACCGATCCACGACCCACGGCTCGCGAGTTAAGAACTTATACTACCAAGTTCGGGAAGCGAACAAGATCGCAGATCGTGCGATTAAAGCAGCTAAGATCGCCGGTCCAAAAGAATTTAATGAAGCTCAGAAAAACTTAAAAGGATTGTTAGCCCTATCAAGCAATATAAAATATGCCGATGCCTTTAAGAAAAAGGTAGCAGCTCAAAAGTCGAAGGTCGAAGTCTCAAAAAGCTTAACCCAGGATCAAAAATTGCAACGCATTGCACAACTCGAACAGCGTGAACATGATGCATATGTTAAGGTCATCAAGAAAGCACAGTCGCTTGGAATTTCATGAAACAAACAAATTTACGGCTTACAAAAAAACAGGAGGAGAAACTTGTAAAATACGCACTAGAGCGTGTTGAGCAGTTAAAAGAGGATAATAGGGAACGCATTGAGAACGATAAGATTTCGTGGAAAATGTATCACAACGATCGTACAGATCGGGTAGGGTACGACGGAATATTTAGTCACTCTAATTTGTCGGTTCCTATGACCAGCTTAGTGGTGGATCACTTCATGGCTCGCGCTGAAGATGAGATCACAGGTACTTCTCCATACTTTAAATTCGAAGCTCAGGGAGCAGGCGATATCGATATGGCGGAGACCTACGATAAATACTTTAATTGGAAGATTGAGGATCAGGCAAATACCAGAGAGAGACTCGAAGAATCTTACCTCCATTTATTTATCCAACGGGCTTTAGTCCTGAAAGCGGTATACGAAGAAGATGTTTCCACTTGGTACGATTACGAAAGAAATGGACTCTTTAATTTACAGACTCAGGAATTTGAACAGATCCCAGGCCAAGGACCAATAATCGAAGGCGAAGACCAGTTCATTCCAGAAATGAACCCAATGACCGGAGACTCAGAACTTCGACTTGCATCTGATCCCAGTTTCGTAATGACTCCGGGTGTACACGAATTCCAACCACTTCCGGAAGGAGTCCCCACTCAAATGGTAAAGTACAAAGGTCCAAGGTCGGAGGTCGTCGACTCAGATCGTTTCTTATGTCCTAGCCATGCAGAATCTGTACAGGATGCAGATATCATTGTGGAAATGTATGACAAAGATTTGAATTGGGCTAAGGAAATGTTCCTTGAGCGTGAATGGTTAAGCTTTGGAGATTTTTATAATTTATTAAATAAAGACGCTAATCCAAGAAGTCCGATTGAAAAGAATGAGGAAAGAACGGAGAACTTAGATTTCGATTCAGAAGAAAATCCAAGCATGCAAGTACTTGAATGTTGGATGAAAAGAGATGTACTTGGAACCGGAAGCCCTCAGGAATTTTGCATATTCATAGATCCAGAAACTGAAAAACCGATCTTCTATGAATTCGTGGCAAAACTGACTCCCGATAATCATGTCCCCTATACCGTGGTATCGATTGGAAAAGAGCGTAATAAATGGTGTGGTCAAAGTCTCCCCGAGCGAATCAGATCTTTTCAGGAATATGTAGATAAACAATTTAATTCTCAAAGCTATAGGAATGAACTTGCTGCGAACCCGATCATAGGTGTCAACCCGCAGGCCGTAGAAGATGAGCCGGAGGATGTAGAATTGCACGCTGGTAAGATATTTGAATTGAAGGATCAATATACCATTGATGACTTTATAAACTTTGCCGCTGTCCCCAATGTCGATGTTCGAACCCAGGATCTAATTGATTTTGTATTTGGAATTGTCCAGCTATGGCTTGGGGTTTCCAACATGGCACAGGGAGATTTTCAGGCTTTGGCTCCGGCTAATACAGCAACAGGCGTAGAAGCAACCCTTCGCGAAGCTTCGAAGATTGGTCGTCGATGGATGCGTAGAATTGTCCGTGGATTTGAGGATCACTTGACTAAGCTTGTACAAGTTTCCATGGCCACCATTGATGAAGAAGAAGTCTTTGAATACATGGAAGGCGATGTCCGTGCATTTGGTGTTATGTCTCCTGATGCGATTAAG